AGCTTGCTCTTCCATCTCTTCGCTTGGGTCACCAACTATTATTGTTTTGACTGGCCCGCCACTTGGGTATAATTCTGCTATTGCCCTTGCATTAAATTGTGTAGCTGCTTCTGCTATCATAGGATGAACTACGTTGCTTAACCCTCTTGTAGCCCTTTGGTCTTCCTCTTCTTCTTGACCACCATGCACATCAAGTGTTTCTAAGCCTTGCTTATATCTGTCTTCCCATTGTGATCTTGCTTCTTTATCTGCTTCGTAACTTGTAATTAGTTGGCTTGCGACTGAATTTAATTCTTTTGCATCGATTGTTTCTGCAAGGTTTTGGTCAAAGGATGTTTCTTCCTCTTCCAAAATATCTAAAGATGGGTCGCCTACTAAGACCTCATCATTACCAATATCTTCTATCTGAAACTCGTCTGAAGGCATACCTTCTGCAAAGGGAATTACTTTAGGTTCTCTAGCCATATATTGTCATCCTTCTCTCCTGAACTTCATCTTCTTCATCATAATCTGTAGAATGAGTGATGAACCAACCTTTTCTTAATCTTAGCCAAGCCTGTGTACAAGTGTCAACTATATCATCATTATCACCCGCAGGGAAGGCTGAACATATATCAATTAAGTTTTTAGCCCATTTTTTTCCTTGTGGATAGAATATTCTACCATCTTCAAGTAATGCAGAACTACTATGTGCCCTTGCAATCTTGTCTCTATCTGGTGAATAAGCCAATACTGGTATGCCACCCATCCTTAAATCTTGTAATAAACTTTGACCACTAGCCTTCTTCTCTATCAATACTGTATCTGGCTGCCAGTCATCATATGCTTCTTGAGCAAGCTTTCTAAGCTCTGGGTAGGTTACTCTGTCATACCACATTTCTACGACTATAGCATTTACTTGACCATTTTGTTTGAAGATGCCCCACGTTGTTCTTGCACTGTAACTACTTGTTTCTTTGGTGCTGAACGCAGTATCATAGCTTTGAACCAAGTATTCAATCTCTGGAAGATCATCTTTCTCCCAGGGAACCCACCATTCTGCTTTGAGGATACCACCTCCTTTGGGCATTGGTCTCTGTTGCAATTGACCAGCACTAGCGTATGAACCCAAACTTTTTTCCAAATTATCAAGAGTTTTCTCGTCAATCCTCGCCTTCCACAACAACTCCCCTTCTTTAGTTCTTGGGTCGCTAAAGCCAAGCGATGATCTAGTTGGCGTTGGGTGTCCAATTTCGTATCTTGCAGGTAAACATAAATGATCCCAATCATTGTACTCATTCGCTAATATGTGTCCAGTAAGGTCATTTTCATGAACCCTCTGCATAATTATAATAAAAGCTCCAGTTCGTGGGTCATTCAGTCTAGTTTGCATAGCCTGATCCCACCACTCTAGAACACCTTCTCTAACTGTTGATGATTCAGCCTCTCTTACGTTGTGAGGATCATCAATAACAATTATGTCGCCACCTTCACCAGTTAGTGCACCATCTACTGAGGTAGCTATCCTTTGACCAGTCTTATCATTTTCAAATCTTTGCTTTTGATTTTGGTCTGAGGTTAGTGAAAATATATCACCAAAGTGGCTTTTATACCAAGGGCTTTCTATTAACCTTCTGCATTTCACGCTATCTCTTATAGACAATGACCCTGCATAACTAGCAAACAAAAATCTTTTTGATGGTTGTACAGTCCAAGTCCAAGCTGGTAATGCTACAGCAACACTTATAGACTTCATGTGTCTTGGTGGAATATTAATTATAAGTCTTTTGATATCACCTTCTACGACTGCTTGTAGATGTTCTGAAACTGCATCTATGTGCCAATTGTCGTAAAATTCTCTACCTGGCTCAATCGCTTGCCACGATCTCTTTGTGAACACCTTCAATGACCTTCTCATCTTCTCTTGAGAGGCTCTGTGTTGAAGCTCTTCTAAGGGTTCGTTCAAGGTTGTCAAGTTCCTCATCTGATATCCTAGTTAAGTCTATTACTTGTTTATGCTCTACTATAGTTTCTTTCTCTATCTTATCTTGCCATCCAGCTCTGTTCTTTAGGTAAAAGATCATTGCAGTATTATCTCCTTCAAGAGCCTTTTCATAAAGCCTATTTGTTATAGTCTGTATGCCTTTGCCCTTTCCTCTTTTTATAGCTTCTGCAAACTCTGTAAATTCATTCTGCTTTTCGTATAGAGTAGACAGTCCTATACCTAACGCCATAGCTATTTGTTCTTGTGTTAATCCTTGTGCTGCATAGGCTTCAGCCTTATCACACATCTCTTTTGTAACTACAAATTTAGGTCTACCTACTTTTTTAATCGTTTTTTTCTTTTTTGTACTCATATAATCTTAGCCTCAGCAATTTTATCATATTCCTCTACTGAAATTGAATTTAATATTAAGGGGGCATCATCGCCTTCCCACATATTTTCAATATTGTCTTCAAAATATTCTATAGCCTTTTCTCTGCTATAGTTTTTGTCTCTCATAATTATTTCAACACATTTTGTTCTATTGTATACTGCTACAGTAGGTCTCTGTAATTTTTCTTGTACAACAAAGCCTTCATAAGCATCATCAAAACCCTCTAACGTTATCATATATGGTAGCATTATAACCTCATCTCAAATTGTTCATCATCACTCAAAATTATATCTACATTTTTTTCAAAGCCTATTTTCTCGTTAGCTCTTAGCCTTTTGTATAGTTTTAAGTCCATATTCTTTAAGATCATCATAGCATCTTCATATTTTTTATCTAATATTTTTTGCTCTTCTTCAGTGATATCGCTTACTAGCATTTACATTCTCCTTTGGAAGATATACTTCAACATAACAATCACACTTAGGACATGATAGGTTTGTGACAATAGCATAATCTTCAGTTTCTTCCTCAATATCATGATCACCACCCCATATTAAACTTGTCTCACACCACCAACAATTCATTTTAATTCACCATCACTGTTTTATATTTTACGCCTAATAAATGTTCATGAAGCTTCATAGCTAAGGTATATATGTACAAAGTTCTTTCATCATGTGTAAGAAAGTGAGTGTCTTGCTCCACTTGATCTATTATGCCATCGACCATTTCATCTACATACATTTTCTTCTTATTACTCGTAGTCATATTCACTCACCTCTTCATATACCTTTTTCTCATTACTGAATGAAAAGAATGCTTGACCTATGTGACCATAGATACCTTGCTCTCTAATCTTCCTAGTAATTATCTTAGTTGTATTATCCTCAAAGTCTCTATGAACTACTAAAGCAGCATCACTCATGTTTGCCCAATGTGCTGAACCACTAACTTGATACAAGTCTGGTGGAGGAACTACTCCACTATCATTCCGCTGCAGCTTGTGTGGGTGAGCTACCATCCAGACAACTATTTGATGGTTTCTAGCAAACTGCTGACATTTAGCAATTATATCTCTTATGTGCTCATCTTCTCTTTTAGCATAATCTCTGTTAGGGCTAATCTGATTAAATGGGTCTATAACTAATCCCTTAATACCAAACCTTTGCTTGGCTATCTTCGCCTTACTTAATATAAACTCTATGTCTGGGATTTCTTCTGTGTTCTCTATAAACTTAAAATGATTGTCCAAGAACTCTATCCCACCATTTAGTTCATCTTGTGTAAGCCTAGCGTGTAAACCTATGTCAAAAGGCTTCCTACATCTCTTTTCAAGCAAACGCCTAATATGATTTGGTGTTGAGTGTTCTGGGCTAAATATAGCAAAGTTCCAATTCTCTCTTTCAGCTAAGTTTAATAACAACTGATCTAGGAAGTTACTTTTACCATGATTAGGTATGCCAGTTATTAGGTTAAATGTACTTGGCATAATCTTATATATTTTATCTAACTCTTTGAAACCAGTACTAAAAGCTTTCTGCTCATTACCATCATAAATATTCTGCACACTATCGTGATACTCTTTGACGCCATGTAAACCTTGTACTGGGAACTCTTCAGCATACTGTATACATTCTCTTAATATTTGAGTATCATAATGTATTAAACATTCGTTGGCATCTTTACACTGCCAATCATCTATTCTAGGGAAATTGACAACCTTACAAATGTCTTTACCAAATCTATGTATAATCTCCAACCTCAACGCCTTACCATTTTCATCAGCATCTGTGGCTACGATTACTTCGTCAGCATCAAAAATCCATTTAGAATGTTCAAACGCCATAAACCTTTTATCGTCAGATTTAAATTTCGCTGTTTGAGGTGCTCCATCTGGTAGACTTACTACATTTCTAAACCCAGCTTCATATAATGCCAGCACATCCATTTCACCTTCAACAAATATAACAGTTTTCATATCTGTTTCTTCCCAATGTGCTCTTAACATATCTATATTATACAAACACTTAGTGGCATTTTTCTCTTGCAGAAACTTCTTATCTTTTGTTCTACTTTTTATATTTACAATATCTCCTTCAAGATAATATGGAAAACATAGCTTCTGATCTTTAGTAAACAACTTAAAAGCATCTGCAGTATCTTTTGTTATTTTTCTATTAGCCAACCATAACAAAGAACCTTCTGATAGTTGGTGATTCGCATTTGATAATATTGGCGTAGGTGGTGTAACTTCTATTGGCTGTTCCCTTACAAGTCTTGGCTGTCTCATGGGTAAATTAATATTCTCCTTAACTCCCCCAGTCCAATCGCAATGATGACACATCCATAATATTGATTCGTATGTAACTGTAACTGATAAGCAAGGGTCATGCTTCTTTCTTCTACCTGGTGAGCAT